TATGCAACTCGTAGCTTACGGTGCCCAGGATGTCTACCTTACCGGTAACCCTGAGGTAACTTTCTTCCAGGCCAAATACAAGCGCCACACTAACTTCGCGATGGAGAACATCGAGCAGACCGTTAACGGTACTGCCGCCAACTCCGGCCGCGTCTCCGTCACCGTTGCCCGTAACGGTGATCTCGTCGGTGACATGTACATCGAACTTGAGTCCGCGATCGCGTCCACCGTCACTGCCGAGGCTGGTGACTGCAACTGGGTCGCTGAGCGTGCGGTCAACAACGTCGAATTATCGATTGGCGGACAAAGGGTGGACAAGCACTACCAGAAGTGGTGGCGTCTGTACTCCGAGCTCTACCTCGATGAGTCCAAGAAGGCCACTTGGGGTAAGATGACCACTGCGGCGGACACTGGCACCGGTACCGGCGCTGTCTATTTGCCCCTAGTCTTTTTCTTTAACCGCAATCCCGGACTTTACCTCCCACTAATTGCTCTGCAGTACCACGAGGTCCGCATTGATTTCGATTTGGCTTCCGACATGGAGACCTTCCTTAACAAGAACGTCTTCAAGGTGTGGGCCAACTACGTCTACCTTGACACTGAGGAACGTAGGCGTTTTGCGCAGAAGGGCCACGAATACCTCATTGAGCAGGTTCAGCACACTGGCACTGACACTATTACCCCTGGTGGAACCAAGCAGGTCCGCCTCTCGTACAATCACCCAGTCAAGGAACTTGTGTGGTGCTTCTCCAACACCGCGGCCAAGTCTTCCCTTTGGAACTTCACCTCCAAGAACCTTGTCAGCGAGATCAAGCTTGATTCCGACCCCCACGACACTCTCTCTAACTGCTATGTGCCCACCTCGTACTCTGGTGTGCCCCTCCTCGCGTGCGGCACCGTCGGCGGTACTGAGCCCTTCACCGAGGAGGCTGCGGGTCCCCTCACCACCTTCAAGGTCATCCTCAACGGTCAGGACCGCTTCAAGGAGCAGAAGGGTAAGTACTTCAACCAGGTCCAGCCCTACAACCATCACTCCGGCTCCCCCTACGCCGGTGTCTACTCTTACTCTTTCGCCCTCAAGCCCGAGGAGCACCAGCCCACCGGCACTTGCAACTTCTCTCGTATCGATAACGCGCAGGTCCAGGTTGTTGCGGAGGCGGGCACCGCCAGCGCGATGCACATGTTCGCTGTGAACTACAACGTCCTCCGCATCCAGTCGGGTATGGGTGGCCTCGCCTTCTCCAACTAAATGCCCATATGCGGTATTTTAGTAAATAATTAAAAAACAAAAAATCATTTTTAAAGTGCACAATTAATGCTATTTAAAAAAGAATTTATATATAAAAATAGTATGTCCCCAGCCATCGTCGCGTTTTCACCCACCCACCCCGTCCGTGTGCGACCCCGTCTTACGAAGAAAACTAAACCACGTACAACCATTCGTACAAACTATAAAGTTACATTGGAGACACCAGACGGTCAGGAAATTATTGATTGTGATGCAAGTATTTATATCTTAGATGCAGCTGAAGATGAAGGATTAGATCTTCCATACTCGTGTCGTGCGGGTGCATGTTCTACATGTGTCGGGAAAGTACTATCCGGAAAAGTTGAACAAAGTGATCAGTCCTTTTTGGATGATGAACAAATGGATGAAGGGTACGCCATGTTATGTGTAGCGTATCCACTCGAAGATCTTAAAGTTCAAACGGGAGTTGAGGATGAACTTTATTAATAAACTTAAATATAAGCCTCCTATTTAATATAATGTTCAAGAAAGTCTTAGAACTTTTTATTAAAGTGGATAAACCTCTATTGGGACGTTGGAATTTGAAGTCGTGTAACGAAATTTCAACATCCATCAATTCTATCTATCAGAACAGGGATCATTGTGGTGATACGATATGTAAAACACCAAAGAAGGCTTCAGATTACCCATCAAAACAATCCTCCACCGAGAGCACCCATGAGGGTACCAACGAGAGTCATACAACTGGTTGAAGAAGCGATGGGTGTGGTAGGAATACCACCAGCTGACCTAACGGCTGAGGAGGAGCAGCATAAACAACAAAGTAACATTAACATGGGGGCAATTTGTTGCATCTTTTTTATAATGGACTTAGAAAATTAAATTGGGCAACAGGCTTGACCAAACTTTTCTTTAGACGTTGTTGATACGGTGGAAGACGGGACGCCTGAGCACCATGACCAAAAATCCGCTCTTTCAGGTGGAATTGTTCCGGCGGCGTGGTCCGCTCGCCCCTTTTCACATCCCGCTGGTCCACCACACTTAATTTTACACTCGTCAGCTTGACCCGCTTGTTGTATAGTATTCGGTTTGAAAAGATTATTTACCCCCCCTAAACCACCACCCCCAAACTGCATAAATGCAGCAACAGAAAGTACCAAACAAGAAAGTATTACTACCATTCCGATGATTTGTTGCATCTTTTTTATAATGGACTTAGAAAATAAACCCAATACCTAATCATGTATGAGATATACACCGATGGGAGCAGTCTGGGAAATCCTGGACCTTCTGGCTGGGGTGTGGTCAGTGATAGTTTTAAGCTTAGTGCTGGACAGCCTAATTCAACAAATAATCGGATGGAGATGACCGCTATTTTGAAAGCGCTCGAGGAATGTGTGAAGAGAGATATTCAAGAGGTGCGTATATTTACGGATAGTAACTATGTGAAACAAGGGATAAATTCATGGATTATAAAATGGAAACAAAATGGATGGATGACATCTGCGGGTGCACCCGTAAAAAATAAGGATTTGTGGATTGCTATCGATGAAACGCGTAACAAATTGAACGTAGTTGAATGGCGATGGGTAAAAGCCCATAATGGCGACCCTAGAAATGAAGAAGCTGATACATTAGCCAGGGAGAGTGCGAAAAATATATCTGTATAATCTAAGTCCATGAGTGTTCAAAAGCAAGACGAACACTGTGAGTGGTGCGAAAAACAAGAAAAGTTGCTTATAAAATGGGCTGAAAAAGCGGCTGGTTACCGCTGGTTGCATAATCATGCACGCCTATTCTACAAGAAACAGAATGATTGGTTGTCTTATCCTAGTATAATTATAGCGAGTATAACAGGTGTCGGTGGTTTTGCTGTTCTAAATCCGAGTGGTAATGAAGATGTATCTCAAGATACCAAAAACAATATAATGGTCATTCAGTATTTCTTTGCTTTCATGAATGTATTGGGGGGGATTTTGACGAGTATCTCAAAGTTTAGTCAGTCTCTACCTTTATCTGAGGCACATTCGGCTATGTGTGTACAATGGTCAAAGTTTTATAGATCTATTGATATGGAAATATCACTCGATGTTAGACATCGTTCAGATGTGGTGGAGTTTCTTATGAAGTCTCGAGAAGAATATGACAAACTTCTTGATGATGCTCCGGACATCCCAGCTATAAGTATACAGGCATTCATGATTCAATTTCCCGAGAAGGAAAACAAGCCAGATGTTTGTAATGGTTTGAGTATAGTTGTAAGTGATGATGCAGCGTCTGTGACCGGTTCTCAACGTGCAGTTACTCGGTGGTTAGGTGCTTTCAAAAATGTAAATAGAAGAAGGAGTAAAGAGATGGATGAACTAGAACGCGTCGACTCTGTATAATTTTCTCAGGATAATATAAAATGATTGCGAAAGTTTTGACAATTTTGTTCATTACCATTGTGTACGGTCTCGTGTACGCTACTATTCATAAAGCTGACCCAACAGCGTTTGGATTTGAGGATGGACTTTTTGATCCTTTTTACTTTAGCTTCACTACGATGTCGTCTGTGGGCTATGGTGACTACTCACCAAAGACAAGGTTTGCTAAAGCTATTGTCATGTCTCAACAGACTATTCTCATCGTAGAGCTTATCAGTATTCTTGAGAATACAGTCCTTGGAGGTGGTAATTCAAACGTCTTAAACCTCAATAAATTAGCTTAAAGTTGAAGTTCCTATCTAGTATGTGGGTGGTCCCACCGTTATACAAGTTGATTAGTAATATAATCAAGTTGCACCGTTCTTATAGCTCAGTTGGTTAGAGCGTGGTGCTTATAACGCCAAGGTCACGGGTTCGAGCCCCGTTTGGAACAGCTTTTAGAGTGGGTTATCCTCACTGTAAAAGTTG